CATGCTGCTAGGCTCATCTAAATTTTCGAACCACATGAACAGGATGTCCATCATGTCAATCTTAGTCACCTTTGAGAAGGGAGACTTTGTTTTGTGTTTTTCAACCATTCTATTGGCAATGACAAGATCAAATCCAATAATATTATATCCTGAAGGGATGGGTTCTGTGTACCACTGTCCCGGCTTTTTGTCTACTTCGTACTTAGCACAGTAGTTGCAAAAGTTTTTCCAGACAACCTTTTCACTTTGACCTTGTTTCCAGTCTGCTATAATCTCTTCTGTTTCTACTCCACGCTGCTTTGCGTGCCAAGCTATGGTTCCCTGTCTTTCTTTGGTGAAATATTCTTCTGAATCAATATCGTCTGGGCGAATAGTTGCTCGAAATGATTGGTCTGTTTTTATTTCTAAAGTACGAGGATTCACTGGTACAGCAGCGAGCTCAACAGGGTTACATGTGTTTGGGTTTGGGCTATCAGTTTCCCAGTCGAATACAATTATCCATCTACTATTCATCGGTTTTTTTCACTTTCCTTTAGGGGTATATAGCAATTCAAAGACTTGTCCTTGTATTAAATTATACCTTTAAAATCGTTGATATGTCCATAATTTTATCCAACATTTTGATACCTAAGATATCTAGCTTTAACAAGCCTGCATCTTCGCAGCTAGGGCCTTCGAATCCAGCCAAAAGATCTTTGCCTTCCCTGTCGATTACCATAGGGCAAACATCATAGATGGGCTGTGGGGAGACAACAACGCCTGCAGCGTGCTTTGACTGGACTATTTTTGTGTTTTCCAGTCTCACTGCCTGCTCAAATATTTTAGCAAACCTACCTTCTAACTCTCCCTTTTCATTCATCTGACACCATTCGCCCAATTTGTCTTTCCTGTTTTCAAGAGCCCAAGTAATTATAGAAGAAGTCCCAAGCTCTTCTTTCATATCCTGAAGATCGTCAGCAATTTTAGATTCATCTAAGATGTAAGAAGTTATAGCGTTCTGCTCATCAAAACTTATATTACCCCTTGAGGCCATAACTCTTTTTAGAGCAGCCCTGCCTTTGAGTGTCTGAAAACTAATGATTTGAGCGACATTATCTTTACCATACTTTTTCTTAATGTAAGCTATAATATCATTTCTTCCATACTTAGGTACATCAACATCAATATCTGGCATTGACACCCTACCTCCAGCATTACGACCAGCATTGTAAAACCTCTCGAAAATAAGGTTATAGGGTACTGGATCAATTTTAGTTATTCCCATTAGATATGAAACCATACATCCCGCAGCGCTTCCTCTTCCCGGGCCAGTTAGATAACCTTTAGAGTCTGCGTACTGTAAAATATCCCTAACAATTAAGAAGTAGCTAGATAGGTTAGTTTCAGTAAAGATTTTTATTTCTTTATCTACCCTGTCTCCATAGGTTCCAAAAAGGTCATGGTCTTTATTTATATGTTCCATTTTTTCCACCCAACCTTCACGACATAGATATCTAAGGTAGTCATTTGGAGACATCCCTTCAGGGCAATCAAAGACAGGGGGATTTGGAGGGCCTAGAATGTCATAATTTGTGCACTGGTCAGTAATGTCAAGGGTGCTTTGCAGCTCTTCAGGCGTGTGAAACTGGTTCATTTCCTCGCAAGAAGGTATGTGGTAGTTGTCGGACTCAAAGAGGGTTTTCATTGTCGCAAGCTTACCCTGCTTGATTTCCGACTGTATCTGGCTGATGCTTTTTCTTAATGCTGTGCATAGCAAAACTCTTTGATCGTGGGAATCTTCCTTTCTGCAATAATGAGCATCAGGAGTTGCCACGCATGGTATTCCAGTAATTTTAGATATTTCTCTTAATTTTTCTGCACACTCCTTTGCTTTATCATTAATCAAAGAGTCTATAAGTTGTATCTCGATATAGAAATTCTCTTTACCAAAAGATTCTTGAAGTCTTCTAGCCTCAGCACAGCCTTCTTTTTTCCAGTTTGGATTATCCGTAACCACATTTCCTAAATGAGAATCTAGATTTCCACTAAAAGAGATTAAATTTTTATCTGATGAAACAAGCGACAAGAAATTATCAAAGCCTATTCTGGGCTTATGGTAAAAGTTGTCTGGGTTATTAGAGATAGAAACAAGAGATAATAACTTCTTCCAACCTTCTAAGTCTTTTGCCAAGACGACTTGGTTAACAAGGTCTTTATTTTCAACTGTTTTTATAGAAGAATCTTGTGAACAAAGATATAGCTCACAGCCTAAGATAGGTTTAAAACCATTAGATATTGTTTTATGAAAGTCAATAGATCCAGAAATAGTCCCGTGATCGGTAAGGGCGCATGCGTCAACCTCTATTTCTTCAAGCCTATTTGATATTTGAGATGTCTGCGATAGCCCATCCAAGAGCGAGTATTCACTGTGTACATGAAGTGGTACATATTTCATATGGTTATTCCTGTTAGGTCTTTATGTAAATTTCTTATCTCTAAATTATACATGTTTACATGCGTCTTAAAATTATTTCTTGTGTCTATTTTACCCTTTTCCCACAAGACTGACTCATTCCAAAACCTTTCAGCCGTTATGAATCCACACAGCCATATATTTTTTAGACCGTAATATGTTTTAGGATGAGCCTTAGTCGTCTTAGAAAACTCTAGGCTTATAAACGCATACAGGTCTGGTCTTTGGTGAGCGCTTGTTTCAGCTATGGATACGTCATAAAAGTCCTTTGGAGATACAGTCCTTCTTTTTGTTTTTACTTCTAGTCTGTCTGAATTTCCTAACAATAAGTCATGGTTATATTTTTCAAGACCTCTATTGTTACTTACAATTTCTGCATTAACGAATGGAGCCAGAGCCTCCTCTCCAAGATATCCAGCAATGTTACCTTTGCCTTGAAGAATAGAATTATTTATAGAGCCAAGAGTCAAGGCTTTTTCTTTTGCTCTTTCTACCATATCCTCTGAAAAAGGAAGCCTTATCATACTTCACCCGGAGCTTGGTACTTACCTATTGCATGATCAGGGGCCGTACAGTTTTGAGTGACCCACTCTATGCTATGTTCTTTTATCATCGCATGGGTCTGCTCGCACTTGGTCAGTGGAGCACCGAAAGCATTATACATTATATCTACATCTGTTCCTTCATAGGTGCTTTTACCGGCATTGCACAGCTTGGAGCATTTCCAAGACTTCTTTTGTTGAGGAAGATCAGTCTTCTTTATAACCTCAAACTTTGCCTTAATCATTTCTAAGGTTTCAGGAATATCACTATCTTGAAAGTGTAGAGTGAAAGGGCCTCCGTCATTCATAAAATGTATTGTTACTAAGAAAGCATCTACATGGGGGTAGAGTTTTTTACATGCGAGATGGTACATTCTTAATTGAGGATCTTTCTGTAGTTTGGCCATAGTCTTTTCTTTACCTGTAGCCCAATCCAGTCTTCTCCCAGTCTTCCAGTCTATGATCTCATATGTATTATCCCCTATATCTGTTATGAGATCAATTGTTCCCTTTAGGGCTAAATTACCCTCTAGCTCTGTACCATCTGCTAGTTCATAGGAATACTTAGCCCACTCTTCCTCGATTTCAAAATCAAAGTGAGGCTCCGCATCGACTACTGTTCTATTCTTCGGGTCAAAGAAGCCATCATCATCGTTAAAAATCTTCCAAACCCATGCTCGACAGTGCTTAAGGTCGAGAGGTTTCCATTCATGATGTGGAATCCTAGAGGTATAATATTCATAGACCTTATCTATAATCTCGTCTAAATATTCAGGGTTGTAATTGGCAGTCTCAATTTCGCCTATCTCACTATCATTGATTGTGTCTTGCCCTTCCTGTAGAGCCTTTTTGGCAACCGCAGCTAGCTCAAGTATTTTATGAACTATAGTTCCCTTGTCCGCCTTCTTACCTGAGTTGCCACGCCAGCCTAGACCATACTCCATGTAATATTGCATAGGACACATCCTATGAGAATTAAAAGAACTGCTTCTAAAATATACAATCGGAATACTCATTATTTCTCCATTACTGGGAATACATTTGGTAAGTGCTTAATACATCCATGAATAATCTCAAGCTGCTGTTCAATCGTTTTACCTTGATTATCTACAATACAATCACACAAAGAGAAGCATTCTTCGATTTCTTTTTCGCTCGAATGTAAATCTGCACTATTGTATCGATCTCTAGTGAGTCCTATAATAAAACCTCCTGACTCCTGAAGTTTTAGGATTTCATTTTTAAACCTAACATCACAAATCAACGCAACCTCCGGAGAGTCTTTCTCGATTTTTCTTAGCAGGCTTTTAATCCAGACATCTGGATCTAATTTCCTAAAAATATCTGTCCCTACGTATTGTAAGACTTCCCTAGCTGTCATTTTCTTGCTTCTAAGGTTATTGTTTGGAGTGGGAACATTTCCCCAGAGTATGTCGGTCTCCGAGTTTTTGTCCTTGTCTCTTCCATATACTTGATTGTAGGTCAAGCCAAATACATTTATGCACATATCTTTTAATGTATCGGCAAGTCCATAAATCCTGACATACTGTCCGACACCATCATTGAAGAGCTTGGCTATGTTCAAGTTTTTTTCGCTAAACTCAAACCATTCCTGCTCTACTTTTGTCTCTCCAAAGATATCACTT